TTTCTTCCTTTAGTCGCATATGGAACAGTTCAGGATCATCAAGAAGTTTATAAGCCGTATTTCCGTCTTTGGAAATCTCTTCAAAGTACCCGCAAGCAATAGCTGCTTTTATCAGCTCTTCAGCGCGGGTAAAGCCTGCGATGGCACGAATAGTACCCAATTCTACAATGTAATCAGATTTGTGCGATGCAGACATAGACGCTGCCAGAGCCGCAAATCCGAAAAGCTCCATTTTAAGGCGTTCGTCTGCCTGTGGTAACTCTAATGCCCTGAGAACCACAGGGTGAGACGCTGCTGTGTCTCCAACTCGTAGCCAGGGCATATTTCCTCTTTCAGGGGTTTGTTCGTTCTTTTGGTTCGTTCTTTGTACTTATTAAGGTACACAAGCGGCGCGGTTTTTTCAAATTCACGCGCCGCTTGTATCAAATATTTCCATTTTAGACTATCGGGTCTGTACCGATGATACCTTCAGCTATCGTGTCAATCATAACTTGCGAGCTTTCGATAATCTGAGTGCGATTCTTGATTTCGTTTTCTGTAGGCTCTTTCCCCTGCTTGAGCAAGACAATAATATGCCCGCTGAAGTTGAGGTAAATCCGGTTTGCTTCAGACATGGTAATCGGCGGGCCGTACAGCGATTCTGATTTCTTGAGTTTCGCTATATCTGCGATTCCTAGCCCGGCGCTTAGCGGCTCTGGCCGTAATTCCCGCGAGTTAAACTCCTTGAGAATTTGGCGGTACGGCCATTCCTGCCACTCTTCAACAGCTGTTCTTACTTCAGCGTTCGCGCCTGCATCTGAGATCAGAGTGAAACTCACAGTTCCTTCGAAGCCCTCTCCCAGCTCAATATCAACCGTGTCTTTCACGTCTTCAGATTCCAAAACCTTCACAATGGCAGGAATCCGCTTGAAACTGAAGGCAAAATCTTCTAGCGTGCCATCCATTGCCACAACCGGAATGAGCGCGAGCGCGGTTGTTGTTCTGTTTGTTGCGGTTAGGGTTAGTAGTTGCTGGCCGCCGTTGTCTCTGGTTGTGGTTGCGAAGATTAGGTTTTGGTAGCCGTGTAGTTCTTTTTCTTCTTTGGAGGGGTTGCGGGCGATTGGTTTTAGGGCTTCGAGTGCTCCTATGAGCCTGTTTGCTGGTACGGTTATTCTCATTTTTGGTTCTTTCTTGGTTGTGGTGGCTTAGCGGAGGGCTGCTAGTTTTACGCCTAGCGGGTCATGGATCGCATTCTTTACTGAGTGCCTTTGCGCTTCTTCGAATGCGGCGCTGTAGTCTTTTTCGGGGTGGGTTGATACTGTCTTGCAATCGTCGCAACCCCATACCCAGCCGCCGCCGTAGTATTCTGTTTTTTCGACTTGGGTGTGGTGTGATCGCCATTCGGTTTTGTTTGGTTCAGGGCGGCGCATAAAGCCTCCATGCCATACTTCAGGCTTTTGTACCCATCCGAGCCATGCGAGCACTTTTTCTTTCTCTGCGGGGTGTAGCGAGCGCATTTTTGCGATGCGTTCTTGGAGGGCTGGTAGTTTGACTGCGGTGACTGTTTCGGCTTTGCGCCAATCGTCGAGGGCGGCGTGTGTGTGGGTTTTGATTTTCTTGCGCCCGGCGGCGGGGATTCCGGTTAGGGTATGCCCGTGGCCTGCTTTGCCTAGTAGACGGTCAATGTCTTTGGCTGGGATGTACAGTGTTCCTTTGACGAATAGGAAGCGTACAGTGTTTTCGAAGTCGCTGTTTACCCATCCGTGGGAGTAGATTTCTTGCACGGCTTCATCGCGGCGGCGTTCACGGAATGCGGGTAGGGTCTGTTCGTTCTTCATTTTCTGGTTTCTCTTTTCTTTCTTTGGAGGGGTTGCAGGGGGTTACACTTCGTTGTCGATCGTGAAATCGGCGTATACGTATTTGGTCATGCCGTGCCAGATGTATACCTGCTGTTCTTTGTGGTTTACTTCGAGCTGTGCAGGCGTTTTTATGGCTTCAACGATGGCGGAGGCGATAGCGTCTGTTCGCTTGTATGGGTTTTCACCGTGCCATGTGGCTACCGCTTTGGCTTGGATGGCTGGTTTTTCCCAGGGTTTGGTTTGGATGGTGATTTCTGCTGCGTGAGTCATTTTCGTTCCTTCGTTCTTTCTATTCTTTGGTGGTGTGTAGTGGGAGCATGGTTGCGTCTAGCAGGTCTGCACGTTGGAACCTGCCAATGAGTTCATGCAGGCAGTTTATGGCCCCGGCCAGCGCGAACGGTTCGACTTCGTTACCTAGCGCGTACTTGATCGAGCCTAGTAGCTGACGGTTGGTTGCATCGGGGTAGATGCGGGTTCCTTCGTTCTCGTTGTTCATGGTGTGTCCTTTCTTAGCGGTGTGCTGCTTTGGAGCGCCCGGTTAGCCGATCAGTGAATGCGTTCATTTCTGGCAGGTTGGCTTTGAATACATTCGGGTTTGAGATTTCAGGTACTCTCTCTAGAGTGTCTGCGATGTGTTGCAGGTGGGATTCTGCGAACCGTAGGTTTCCAGAGGGGCCGCAAGCGCGGCGGCCTCCCAGGTGTGGGTATAGGCCCTTCGTTGCCCTGTCTCTGAGTGTTCGAGCGGATAGTACGCCGCCTAAGAGCTCAGATGCTTCTTCAGGGGTGTAGACCTTTTCGCCTATTTTCATGCTGCCACCGGTTCCTTTGCTCTAGCGTGCTTTTCTGCTTTTGCTGCTTTGGCAGCGAGTTCTTCTATTGCCCATTCTTGAGCATGAGTGTTCTCCCAATGCTCTTTAGCTTCCTGCTGCAACTCTTGAATCTCTTTGCGAGCTTTGGCCATCGAGCCGTGATATGAGGGGAAAATCGTTTTCTCCCACACGCAATGCTTGCAACTCAACGACATCATGGCATTAGCCGGTTCACCGTTCGTACCGCGAACAACGTCTTTCTTCTGAATGAATGCTGATAACAAGGCTTTCTCCCTAGCTGATTTCGAGAACCTCAGATAGATTCGCTTTCCTGCTTCTATCCGCTTATTGCGGGCTTCAAAAAACCCTTTTAATTCGTCTGGATACTCTGGACGCGGTTCAGGTCTTAGCCGTTCAGGAAGCGGCTTCCTTGGAGGCTTCGCGGCTAAAAACTCTTCCTTCGTGATGGTCTTACGCTTTAGCCGCGCTACCCATCGGACACGGCAACTCTCACAACCTTGCGTCCACCTGCGGCGATCACCGCCGCACTTCGAACAAACATCCCCGATCATAGTTTTATGCTCCTATTCCCAATAGCTGAGTTCATGTAAGCGCGAGAAGATTTGATGTTTTCCACTCGCTTAGCCTCCCATGCTTTCAACGTGTTCTGTGTAAAAAGCAAGCCGGTACGGTCATCCGTCATAGCGTCTGGCACGAGGCGGTTCTGTACACGGTTGAACATGCGCTTCACCGTCTGCACCTGGATTCCCAGATGCTCTGCTGCCTGCTCAATCGTTAGCAAGGTTTCCCCTGGATGCTCTGCCTTATACGGAGTCTCAGACGGCAAATGAGCGAACTTGATTGCGTATCCTACAGCCACGGTGCCTGCTCCTTCTTGAACTGCTCCTTCTCTTCAGCACTGTTCCAGTAGCGGTAATCCCACAGAAGAACCGTTGCCACCGTGAAGAAGATCGTGCCAAACGTTGCACCGTTCGCAACCATCACACCATTAGCGAGCGCTGAGTATACGGCCCCTGCGGCGCATATGATGGCTAGGATTGCTGTTGCTGCTGCGGCGGGGATTTCAAATTTCATTGGTTCGTTCCTTACTTTTCCTTGATGATCTCGATCATCTTGTATAGGTGTCCTTCGAGAAGGGTTAGCTTGTAGACCTCTGTGTTTGTCTCTGACAGTTTGCTTTCTAGCTTTTTCTTTTCGGCGAGGCTTTCAGAGAGGCTTTCCTGTGTTGTCTTGAGCTTTTCTTGTAGAGCCTCTAGAATCTCTTCGAACATTTTCTCCTTCATTTCTTCTCCCTTGGATTCCTTCGCACGTTGAGAGTGCCATCTTCAAATTGCTTGAATGAGTAAATGGTTAGATTCTCGTGCAGCACATCGGCGTTTAGCTGCTTGCCTTCACATGAGCTAAAAACATTTACGTTGCATATAATGCCGTCTAGTTCAGTGAATTTCTGTGCCACTTCGATAGCGAATTTCGTAAATTCCTCAATGCTGTTCTTCATTTTGTTACGCCTCGCTTCGTATGATTCGGCGAAGCATGTAGCCCTTGTCGTAGGCAGATGCATTTATGGTTGTTCGTACTTTTCCGGGGCCTTTCGTCTGAATTGTTACTTGGAATCCCAGAACGCCTTGTTCTGCATAGTAATTCTCTATTACTGAACCGGGCGCTTCTTTGCCTGCGATGGTGCGAACACGTTCGTAGATTGACTTACTCACTATTTCCCCTCCATATATCCCAGCTCCTTCAGCTTTGCATTAAAGCTGTTCATTAGGGCTATCTGATCGTCTATAATTACATCTTTATGATCTCTGTTTTCTTCAGATACTAAGTTGCCTAGCATCACAGAGTTGTCGTAAATATCCATCGCAATAGCTTTCAGCGAGTTCCTTACAACTATTTTCCGTTCCTTAAACATCTCTTATCTTTCCTTAGTTCACTGCTTCGAAATCGTCTTGTGTTACTTCTTTAGCGGTCAGTACCGCCTTCGCGTAGGTTTTGAGTGTTTCCATTACCTCTTGCTCCATTGAGCGCTTGGTTTCTTCGTTCTCTACAGCGGGGATTGCTTGAGCGATTTTGTTCACGCGGTAGCTGACCTCGTTGAATTTTCTGACCGCTTCTCGTGCAGCCTCGCTCATGTCTTTTATGAAGACTATCGGCATTTCTCCCATTTGTTCTTTCCTTTCTTTTGTACCTGTTTAGGTACGCTGCGGGCATATTTTTTATTCTGGCTGCTCAATGCCTACCCATAGGGTTGTGATTGGCACATCGAGCCATACGGCGACCTTTGCGAGCTGATCCACCTTCAGGGGGGTTTTGCCATTCCTTAGGTTGGATGCCTGTTGAGCTGTTACGCCCAATAGGGCCGCGAGTTCCTTCACTTTCTTCTTGCGCATTCCCATGTATGCGCGGATAGCTTCAGAGATTCGCTCTGTCACCTGCATATCTTTATTTTTTTTTGCTTCCATGTTTTAGACTATATACCCATTTGGGGACGCTTTGCAAATTTTCCCGCAATAATTATTTGCAATGAGAGTTCTTTAGAGTTATGGTTTAGGTATGGGACAGACAGCAAAACCTAAACCAACCACATTTACAACCGCTGTTCACGCCGCGCTGCGTGATGAAGTCGAAAAGCGCGATTGGTCTTTTCGCCGCCTTGCTGAAGAGTCAGGCATCGGAAAGAACCGCATCTCGCGTACAGTGTCGAGAGACGAAACACCGCTTGACGTGAACGAGCTTGACTCCATCTGCTCTGCACTAAGAGTTTCACCTCTTAGCATCTTGCGGGCGGCGCAAGACCTCCTTGATACATCTCTATTGGCTACTGTTTAAGAACAAAGAAGAAAGCCGCCGCTCCTACCGTTGCATATAGGGGCGGCGTCTTTCGCCACATGAGAACCGTTTAATCAGAAGATCTTAGTTTACTGATTTACATCATCAAGTCTAACAGTTTCACACGGTGTAACGAATGATGACCGCGTCACCATATCAGCGTATTTTCAACGGGCGCGAGCGCGGTATATGTCTTTAGTTCGTTGATTTTACAGGGTTCCCTATTTAGGGGCGGGCGTGGAGGGGTTTTCAAGTCCCCCCTCGCGCACTATGAAAACACTAGTCAGAGCGTTTTTATCTCCCTGTTGATGACACGGTAAGGCTTTTTGATGACAGAGAGATAGGTTATAGCTATGGCTACTGTTAGAAAGAGAATAAGGAAAGATGGCACCGTGGCTTTTGCGGTGACATGGCGTGAAGGTGGAAAGCAGACTTCGCGGACGTTCGAGCTTGAAAGCGATGCTAGGATGCTCGCTGATTTTTTGAGTGCGAACAATAATTCATTTACGCAAGCGGCTGCTGCGGCCAGCACGGTTATTAGCAGGTACCCTTCTGTTGATGAAACAGTGCGGCGGCATATTGAGTCTCTTACTTCTGTTACGGCTGGTACGAGAGAGAAGTATAGTCGCATTCATGATCGGCATATTATGCCTGTCTTAGGGGGTATCTCTATTGATCGGCTGCGGCGTGAGGATGTGGTGAGATGGTTCAATGCGCTAGGGTTGTCTGCTAAGACTAAGAAGAATATCCACTCGCTACTATCTGCTGCTTTATCATCTGCTGTGCGAGAGGGGCTTATCGAGAGTAACCCGGCGGCGGGGATTCGAGCGGAAAGGGAGCTGCCTAAAAAAGCGCCGGTCTTCCTGACACGCGAGCAATTCGAGTTGATCGCCTCTGCTATTGATTTCCGCTATTCGCTGTTTGTGAGGTTCCTTGAAGGTACGGGGTTGCGGTTTGGTGAAGCCACAGCGCTTACATGGAGTGATATTGACCTGCGGCGCGAGAACGGCATTATCAAGGTAACAAAGTCCATCCAGGCGGGCGCGGGCGGCGGGTACAAGATTGCACCACCCAAAACAAAAGCAGGCAGGCGAACAGTCACTATGCAGCGAGCGCTTACGGATGCTATGCGTGGTTGTATGGCTGATTCTGCGGCTGCTGCGGGTGATCTTGTTTTTCAGTCGCCGTTTGGTGGGATTTTGGGGAATGGTTTTTTTCATCGGCGGGTGTGGATTCCGTGCATGGATGAAGTGGAGAGTGAGTTAGGTGTTCGCCCACGTGTGCATGATTTGAGACATACTCATGCTTCGCGGTTGATTGAGGCGGGTGTACCGTTGCCTGTGATTCAGGTTCGTTTAGGGCATGAGTCTATTACTACTACGGTGGGTACGTATGGGCATTTGGCGGTTGATGCTGACTTGCGGGCGGTTGAGCTTTTAGGGTGAAATTACCCCCTATTCATTCTTTTGTTACGTTTTATTACATTCCCTAATTAGGTACATTCGCTATAAGTGACTTATAGTGTTTTGTGTAAGCGGGGCTGGTTCGAAAGGCCCTACTGAAGAAAGAACGAAATCATGAACAAGCAACATTACCAGACCTTGAGCACGGTTGAGTTTCACCAAGATTCGACTAAGGCTTGGCTCTCACACTTCACCACGGATATTGACGCTTCAGAGATTGAGAATAATAAGCCTGTCTTTGATGCTATCGACGCTTTCATGGGTGAAGAAGAGGAAAGTAGCCTTACGCTTTCTGACTCCCTTGAATTTGATTCGTCTGATTATTGGGAGGCTGTGGCAGAAGCTCATGACGAAATCATGGAGCGGCTGTACACGCATCTGAAGAAACAACTTGCGCCGATTACCCCTGATGGGTGGCGGCCATATTTCGAGGCTGGCAATGTGAACCGCGTGTACACCGATGGCAACCCGCACCATGTGCAGGATTTCCGTGTATGCACCATTCCAGGCCATGCATGGGAAAGGTAGGAAAAATGGAAGAAATCGAAGGCTTTCAGACCAAAGCGGCCAGACTTGTTAAAGACGCTCTCAAGTACATTGTTAGCGTCGAGTTTCCAGACCACACCTTGCGAAGGCTAACTATCGAGAATCAAGGCCCGGCGCTCTCCAAGGCAGAGATTATGGCAGTCAATGATGAAGAGATCGTGTTTGCCACGATTTACGCTCATTTCAAGAAAAATAAGCGATGGATTGACCATTGGGAAATGAGAGACGTTATCTACAGCAAACGGTACCTGAAGGACTAAGTAATATGCTTCGCCGCCCGGCTTATGGGTAGAGGCCGGGCGGCGTTACAAAACCAGGAAAGGAAAACACAGAATGTCAGGAAACGTTTTACGACTCGTGCGATATGGGGCCGATGAAGCTATGGTGACTCGCAACGCCAAATCCTTTGCGCTGATCCGTGAGACTTCACGCAAAAGCGGCGTATGGGTCGCCCTCGACTACAACCTAGCGAATATGCCCGGTCTTGAACTTCCTAAGAAGATTCTAGGCGGTGAGAATGCGCCTTCACTAGCTGGCAAAACGATTCATGAGGTCTTCGAGAACATCAAGGCCGTCTATGGGGATGATGACTAATGAGCAAGCCCCGTGTAGCATTCGGGCTAAATGCCCTGGCAGAGCATCTAGGCACAAGCAAGCAGAATCTCTATCAGCTTGTCGCTAAGCATCAACCACCGCATAGCGTCGAAATACAGGCAGGCAACAAAACCATCAAAGGCTACGATAAAGACGCGCTGAAAAAATGGTACGACAACCTGCCAGGCAGAATAACCGCCGCAACAAAGGCAGGCAACAAAACCTACCGTGCAAGAAAGGACTCATAATGACAATGCCACAAAGAGGCAACAGCGGCGATGTTTGGCTTACCCCAAAACATATTATCGACGCGCTAGGCAAATTCGATCTAGACCCATGCGCCGCCCCGCTACCTAGACCGTGGGAAACAGCGAGCGCGAGCTTTGTTGAAGCCGATGACGGGCTATCGCAAGAATGGTTTGGGCGAGTGTGGATGAATCCGCCGTATGGTCGTGGTATTGGTGCTTGGATGAAGAAAATGGCAGAGCATGCTAAGGCAGGCGGGGGGGGGATCTCTCTTGTTTTTGCTAGAACTGATACGAAGGCGTGGCAGGATTATGTGTTGCCTTATGCTAAGCGTATTCTGTTCCTTCAAGGGAGGCTGCGGTTCCATACACCGGATGGGCTACCGGGTAAGGATGTTGCCAATGCTCCTAGCGCGCTTATTGCTTATACGATTGATGATGCTTTGGCGTTGTCTGAGTCAGGTATTCCCGGTTGGATTGTTGAACCGGTGAAACAGTTGAAAGGATAAAATGTTATGGATCTTGAACCTTCACAGATAAATTTTCTGCCTTCGCCTGATGGCAGTTTCCCAGCGGCTATATATGAGTTCTCTGTATTCGTCAAGATCGTTGAAAAAGTTGATGGTTATGTGCTCTCTTGGAAGCTCCCGCCTGAGTTTCCCCCGGAGGCTATTTCCTTCTTTGAGCATATTCCTTTTTACGCTAGGTTTTCACACTCCTTTATTGAGTATCTCGAAGTGATTCTGAAACAGATCGGTCTTGAGATTACCTCGTATAAGAAATGTGAAATTGGTGGCTACATGCTTCGTGTATCTAGTTCTGCAACTAGTCTGAACAAACGAGACTTTTACCGGATTATTGGTTGCCCTAACTAACCAGATTGGAGAAAGGATTTACTATGATTGAGCTAGAAGAGCCGTTTCTTAGGCTTGCTGCGGGCAGCGGCAAAGGTATTACAGCGGAGATCGTTTTCTCTGTGCGAATCACGCTTGAGCGTAATAACCCTGAAGAGCTTAGCGTGTCTTATGAGTTTGCAGAAGGTTTTGACGTTGAAGATTTCTTTGACCGCATCCCAGTTTCTTCTTCAGAGCTTGCGCGAATTGGTTTACACCGTTATTTTGTTGATACTTTTATGCTCTTAGGTATCAGGATTGAAAATAGTGTGATCGTTGAACCTGATAAAGTTCAGTTCTTGTTATCCACGGATAAGTTCAAGATAGAGCCTCGCTTCCTATCGTCTGATATTTTGAAGAGTACTAAGCGGACGCTTTCTAGATAAAA